TTACATTGCTTGTAACGGTATCAACGTGAGAGATTTATAGGAGTGCCAGCAATTAAACATGAGAGGGTGGGAATGGACATAGTTTGTCCAGCCTGATACCTTCTCGCGGATGAGCAATTGTCACCTATTTCTTCAATGTCACATTGTAGCGTTGTTCAATCTGCTTAATCAATTCTGCTAATGTTTGTTTCATTGTGTATTTCCTTTGTTGCCGTTGATTAAGGTTAATCGTTTCGCGGTTCGTTGTCTAATCACGTTTTGTTACAAGGTATGTAACGGGTTTTTGTTAGTCTATCGCGGCTCAACCTGTTGTTACCGTCTGGTAAGGTGTTGGTGTCTGCCTTTCGATGTACTTAGAATTGCATTTAATCGCGGCATTGTATCGCATAATCGACATTGTTACAACAAACTCACAGACCTGTGATAATTGTTACTGTTGCGCGGTAGAACGGTTTAAAGACTGATCTAAGCACTGCGAACTGTTATCATTCTAAGTATTCAACCCCCGGTATACGCCCCTTGTTTCCAAACCCGCTCTGGTAGAGTGACTAGTAGCTGCGCGGGTGACAACGGAGGTAACTCGTCTTGATATTACCTTCTCTATAACTACCCGGCCCCTTCCCCCGGTGTTACAACCCTTGTAATACTCTAAATAATGCTTGCTTTGTAGAAAATAAAATGCTATATAATAAACATGGTGAGAGCAGAACGAATTGTGCCGGTTCAATTTGTTTAAACCATATCACTGGTGGCCGTCCCCACTAGTGCTGAAAGACCCAAGTTGAGCAATGCTCCTTGGGTCTTTCTCTTATCTAACAATCAATGAATAGTCATAGACGCGATACCATGACAATCACTGTCACTGTTACAATGGTTGTAACGGCTGATTTCTATGAGATTGACTAGAGGTGTGGTTATTGTGATGGAAGTCGGGGAGTTGTTTCGCACCATTCTGGTGGTACTCTCTCTTTGGGTACTGTCGATAGTGCGTTCGATCATGGCTATTGACTGAGGCATGAAAATGTGTTATAAAATCTTAACTTAACCGGACAGGGGGCGGTTCATCTTTGATCTTTCTTCTTTTTCTCTTAATCAATAAATCAATTTCTCACGTTATTAAACAGCATTGATTGATAACAGACATTGTGTTAATTTCTCCTTAATCATCGTTACAACCCTTGTAACAGATAGGAGATTTTTCCAATGGCACTAGCAAAACCCGGTGATCCACTTGTCACAGGCGTAGGTATTATTGTTTTAGATGATGATACATTAGAGGAACGGCAAGTAACTGTAGAAGAATACAGTGAACGAAGAAAAATCCCAGCCTTTAGTAAGTTTCTTCCTGCAAAGGAAATACGCCAAGATATGATGCCTGACGCTGATCCTAAAGAACAGGCAGCTATGGCATCAATTGTTGGTTTACGTTTAATGGGTTTATCATTTGAAGATATTGCTGACATGCTCGGTGTATCTATTGAAGAGATTAAACGTATGGCGGAACTTCCATCGCTCCAAGCAACATTTGAACGTGTATTCCGTGGATTGATAGCTGTATCTGCTGACAGTGTTCAGGGAAAAATTGCCAGCTTTGCGGATAATGCTGCAAACGTTGTTGTTGGTTTAATGAACGATGAGAAGACACGTGCCGACGTGCGGTTGAAAGCTGCTCAAGATGTGCTTGATCGTTCTGGTACAAACGCAGATAACTTCTTCTCCGGTGATGCAGGACAAACAAGTCAAGAAGATGAATTGCGCATTACGTTCATGGATGATGAAGGCACACAGGAGAAAGTCAGTGTCCAAATCAAACGAAAGTGAAGAACATTGGCCTGTTACAAGCCATGTAATACCTCTTACAATTGAGGAAGTCTGCAAACGTGGTGCAGTAATAAATGCAGGAGAATTTACCTATGTCGTTATTGGTAAAGAAACTCTTATGTGCTCTAAGCATTTCACACCAATGATCTTTGTCGAAAGCATTCAACACTACATGGCTGTACAGGTTCATTAAGGAATAAAGATGCCAGAGTATCGTATCAAACCCGGTGGAATGCACGAAGCCTTCATGAAATCCACTAACAAAATTCAAATCATTGGCGGAGGTTTCGGCAATGGTAAAACTGCTGCGTCTTGTGTTAAGGCGATCACTCTCGCTCGTGATTATCCCGGCAGTAATGGTATTGTGGCTATGGCAACATATGCACAGCTTAATGATACGATACGAGAAGAGTTCTACAAATGGGTTCCTGCTAGTTCAGTCAAGCGGTGGCCCACAATTGCAGATAACACTTTGATATTTAAAAATGGCTCTAAAGTAAACTTCCGATATCTTCAACAGAAGGGCCGGTCTGCTGCTGATGGTCAGACCAGTTCTAACTTGCTATCTGCAACTTATGATTGGGCAGTTGTTGACCAGATTGAAAATCCTGCGATCATGTATAAAGATTTTCTCGATCTTCTTGGCCGTTTACGTGGCAGTACAAACTACAAAGGCAAGTCTGTTACAATGCCTGTAACAGGACCACGTTGGTTAATTCTAGCAGCTAACCCGTCCTTCAATTGGGTATTTCACAAACTTATCAAGCCAATGGCGATGTATAAAAAGAATGGAGAAATCCATCCCGATCTTATCATTGACCCAGACACAGAAAAACCACTCATCGACCTCTTCGAAGCAAGTACATACGAGAATGCACACAACCTTGAAGCTGACTTCATTAAAACACTAGAAGCAGCTTACACCGGTCAATTCCGTGATCGTTACCTTGGTGGTGAATGGGGCGCATTTGAAGGACTTGTCTATCCAGAATTTGATCTTGAAACGCACACATTGCCAAAGAGACAGATCGAAGCGTATCTGTTTCAATCTCGCGCTAATGGTATGAAATTTAAAGCATTGGAAGGGTTTGACTTTGGCATCGCATCTCCAAGTTGTTATTTACTAGGTTTTACTGACCATGTTGGGAGAGTTATTATTCTTGATGGATTTTACAAACCAAACATGTCGCTCCAACAAATCGGTGATGAGAAAATTCGTCTCCGTCAGATGTATGAACCGTATCTTGATTTTGATAATCCTATCTATGCCGATCCTGCTATATTTAAGCGGACAGTTGTGAATAGCCAAGGTAAAGGTGCAGAAACAATCAAAGACATTCTAGTTGATAGCCATGAATTGTTTTATCGTCCCGGACAGAATGATGTACTTAACGGCATTGCAAAAGTTTCAAGTTATCTTGCTATAAACAACTTTCCACATCTTCTCACGGGTGAAATGAATGGTCCGGCAATACTATTTTCTACTCACCTCTCATGGATATTTGACGAGTTTGGTAGTTACTTTTGGAAGACCAATGGTGGCCTTGAACGAATTGATATTCCTATTGATAAGAACGATCACAGCATGGATACATTGAAATACATGTTTTCATATCTACCCGAAGCAACGGAAATGATGTATTCCGCTGTTATGTTTAATCAGACAAGTATGTCATTTGGAAGAGGAACAAACTCATGGACGTTGAAAACGAACGCTTAAACGTTGCAGAAAGTCTAGGCGTTATCACGTCAGATCGTAACCCAGAACAAGTCATTAGTGAGAACAGGTTGCTGTCTGAAAATGCTGTACCCATTGGTGCAACTATTGGACAGAAATATGCAACACGTTTTTCTGATGGATTGAAAGCACAGCAAACAATTCATAACGATTGGCGACAAGCTATCAAAGAGTTTACATCTACAGGTGCATTTGAAGGTTCTGATAGTGCAAATTCAGCACCAGAAGAAAACATCATCCGCACAACTGTGGAAACTCTTGTCGATTTTTCTTATATGCGCAATCCATCCGCAGAGATTTCTTCTCAAGATGAAACTGGACAACCATTGGCTGATTTGCTCGGTGCTGCTTTGCCAGTGTTAATGAATAAGAAAGCTAACCTTGGTTTGAATTTACGGCCAAAAGTTATCAAGCAAATTATCAACGCACACTTCACAAACTTTGGTATTTTGAAGTTAAACTTCCAACCGAAGAAAGGTTCTCAAGAACAGGCACTTGAAACATTGGAAGCTGTGCAGAAATTAATCAAAGAAGAAAAAGACCCAGAGACTGCGAACAGGTATTACGAATTGCTCGATATTCTTCAACGTGAGTTGGAAATGCGTCGAGAATTTGGCATGTCTGTTTCTGTTATTAATCCTTTCAATATTATTTCTGATCCAAGTGGCGCAGAGACAGATTTGTCTGATAGCAAGTGGCTAATGGAACGTGATCAACTTGATGAAGATTACATCAAAGCTGAATACATGAAAATGGATCAGGAAACCGACACACTTGTTTATCGTTATGATGAACGTGTTGGCTATGAAGCAGAGAAGAAAGATAATCCAGAAGCAGCAGCAACAGCTGAAGTTATGGAAGAGATTTTTCCTGATCTTGATGTTGATCAAGCATCGCTTCGTATGAAGAATAAAGTTCCGGTGGTTTGGGTTTATGACCGTGTTACAAGGCTTGTAATACTTTATCTTGAAGGTCGCTGGGAGACACCTTTATGGGTTTACAAAGATGAGATGAAACTTTCTCGTTTCTTCCCACACTTTATCTTGTCGTTTTCATCTCCCATCAACTCTATCACGCAACGTGGAGAAGTTTCTCATTATATCCGCTTCCAGCAGGAAATCAATAACATCAACAAACAAGCAAGTGCTGCAAGGAAAGCAGCGTTTTCTATTATCATCTACGACAGCAGCACGGTAGATAGCAAAGAAGTCGACAAATTACTTAAAGAAGTCATGCGGTCAACAGGTGAATTGAAAGCTATCGGCGTTAAGCTGAAAGACAAAGATAAGGGTGTGGAAGGAATGCTGACACCTTTCAAAATGCCCGCACTACAGTTCATGGAAATGTTTGATAAATCTGGTTTAAAAGAAGCTGTTACATCTGCAAGTCGTATTGGTGATGCAATGCGCGGACAACAGTTCAAAGTGAATACAAACACAACAGCGGTTAATGAATATAAAGAACAAGCGCAGACCCGTTTGGAAGGATTGACAGATAAAATTGAAGCAAGTGTTGAAGACCTTTTGTGGTCAGCTTGTGAGATTATGGTCTCTCAATTTACTATGGAAGAAATGCAGATGCTCGTATCTGTTGCAACTGCTGAGAATTTTGTACAAATGTCTGTACGTGATTTCAATCTACAACATAGCTTGACAATTGCAGCAGGTAGTACAGAAAAACCAACAACAGAGAAGAAAAAACAAGAAGCCGCTGGCATTATTCAGATGCTTGGACAATTTGGCTCTGCGGCACCGGGAACAGTTCTTTCAATTGTCTCTCGTTTGCTTCGTACAGCCTTTAGCAGAGAACTTGTTACAGATAAAGATTTGCAGATGTTGCAAGACGAAAGTAAAGCAGCAATGCAGAAAGGTGTCTCTACAGCTGGAGGACCAGCAGGAGCGCCACCACCAGAAGGCCAACAACCACCCCAACCAAAACAGCCACAAGCGTAACTTAGAAAAGAGAAAAGAAAATGTCAACAGAATTTTTAAACGAAATCAATGAAGCATTAGATACCGCTGATAGTGCAGACCATGTTGTAGAAACACCTGTTACAAGCGATGTAACAGAAGTTGCAGATGCTCCATCTCGTGATGATACGGCAGATACTGAGCGAGAAATTCTTGCACTCAATAACATGGATGATGAAGTAAAACCAAAACCGGAGCCAAAGCCAAAAGTTGGAACTAAGCCAGTTGTGCTAGAAGAGCCAGCACCAAAGCCAGACGCACAACAAGAAGCTGAAAAGGTTGCAGCAGAAGCTAATAAGCAACTACCAATTGATAGACGTAATCCTGCACTTGATACTTTCCTTAAAGAAGATGAAAACAACAATCTCGTTCTTGAAGATGGCACAATCGTAGCAGCTTCTGGTAAAGCACGAACATTCTTTGAGCGTGTTAAACGTGAAGGCCGTGAGCAGCGTGAAGCAGCAAAGCGTATGGCTGTAAACAATATGGAATTGGCAGGTAAGTTTAAGGAACTTTATTCAGCTTATGACACTGCGATTAAGCAACCTAAAATGGACCTTGCAAAAGAGACGGGAATGTCTCCAGAAGATGTAACCATGTCTATTGACTTGATGAAGTCTTATAAAGCTGACCCACTCACTGCGATAAAAACACTGTTGACACGTGCGCACATGAATGGTATAGATGTATCAACACTTGGAGTTGGTGCTTCGCTTGATCCGAACACCGTCAAAGAAAGCCTTACAAGCATTGTAACGGACATGCTAGCTAAGAATAAGCAAGCAGAGACACCCCAAGAGCCTCCCATGACAGAAGAACGTGCAATGGATATTGCATCTAAATTCTTGAACAGCAACCCAGAAGCTGTAAAGTATGAAGAGCAGATTGCATTTGCAAAATCAAAATATCCAGATATGTCTCTGGAAGAGATTTGGGCGCGCATTTCGGCACATTTGGCACGACAGCCAGAACCGCCAATGCAGAAGCACCAAAGTCAACAACTTCCCCAACCCGCTCCCCAATCACGTGTTACAAAGCGTGTAACAGCGCCACCTCGCGATTATGGGTCAATGTCTTTCGAGCAAATTGCTCAATCTATCAAGGATGAAATCCGATGAAACCAGCAGACCTCATTCACGCAATGGCCGAACGCAGCATGAAAAAACTGCGTATTGCTGCCATTCTTCCCGGCGGTCTTTATTCTTATCTTGCAGCCGCAGGTAAAGTAAAGACAGAAGATGGTGGACCAGAAATTAGTAACCCGATCTTGGTTGGTGGCAACCCCAACGTTGGTCCAGCAACTTACTACGATCGTGTTCCTGTAACACAAACCAGTGAACTTGACACTGTTCGTTATGAAATGACCCGTATCGTCGGAACATATGTTATTTCTGATCAAGAAGTTGACGAAAACATGGGTGCAGCGAAGATCACAGATATTGCTGCTGCCAAGATGAAAGCATTGGAAATTGCGATCAAGCAATACCAGCGTAAGAAAGCTGTTGGAACTAACAGTGGTAAAGACCCACTTGGCTTGGGAAACTTGTTGCCCGAAGTCGTAACATCGGGATCAATTGGTGGTGTTAATCTTTCAGCACAGCCGCTTTTCCGTCCATCTGTGTACCTGTTTGCAGGTGCTTTGACTGTTACAACAATTGAAGACAGTTTCGATGATTTGTTGCTTGACCTCAACAACGATGAAGGTAAAATTTCTGTTATTTTCCTTGGTCGCAAATTGTATAACCTGCACCGTTCTGCTGTCAAAGATAAGCAAACTGTTCAGCTTCCCCAAACAGGTTTTGGCAAAAAGCTGGGCAATCTTGGTTTGATTGGTTCTACGCATCAAGGCATTCCAATCATCTATGATGAAGAACTTGACCCAGATCAAGGTTATTTCATTAACGAAGATGAAATGATGATCCACATTCTGAAAGAGGCAAACATGAAGTTGAAAGACCTTGCTGCTCCGTATGATCAAGATGTGATTGGTAAACGTTACGTCATGGAATATCAGCTGTGTTCGTGGAAAAATTACCGCACTCATGCGTTCATTTCAAACAAAGTGTAAGGAAGCAATATCATGGGAGTTACTTCTGACGGTCCAGCAAAACTATCTTTCGTTACAAGGCTTGTAACGGGAGATATTCCATCTGAGAAGACTACGTTTGATGCCAAGTTGCGTGAAAACGTTAAGACGGTTACAAAGGTTAAGGAGCCAGTAATCGTTTTCTTCCCAAATCGCACTTCTCAAGTCATGAGCATGTCCGAAGCAGAACGTCGCGGATATCTCGAACCACCTGAGATTATGAACTTTGAAAGTGTAACAGATCAGAAAAGCGTTGCAGGGCAATTTAAGTTTGCCATTCATCCAAATCAACGCATGAAAGCGTGGCAACAAATGGAAGATAGCATCGTTACTGCTTGTATTTCCAAGAGTGGTCACCCTTTCGCTCAGGACGTTAACTATTCGAAATCCACAATTCTCGCTGAAAGCTTCAAGGAGACTGAATAATGTCTATCACTGTACCATTTGCCCACGATCAAGGCGATCTTCATGTCCCATACATGAGCATTCATGCCCAACTTGATGAAAACGAGTTCGGCAAATTCACTGTAACTGCTCCTGCTGTTGCGGCTGGAGACACGTTTCTAGCTGCTGTTGCAAAAACAGCAGGAGCAGTTACTTTGTTTGCTCCTGCATTGGCAATTTGTCCCGACTATGGCCGAACTGTCAGCTTGACAAGTGTTGGTGCTGGCACTCTCACAGTGTTTGGCACTAACTATCTTGGTGAACGTATCTCACAAGATATGACTATGGTTGCCACCACAGCAAAAGAAACACTCAAAGCCTTCAAGACTGTTGATAAGATTGTCAATGGTACTGCTGCGGGTAACTTGTCTATTGGCCTTGGAACTTCCTATGCTGTTCCATTCGTGTTGCAAGAACTTGATAAGTATTATGTCAACACCGCTGGTACGATCACCACTGGTGCGGCTGGTACGACCACTGCTGCCGACGTAACTTCTCCTGCAACTGCTGCTACGGGTGATCCACGCGGTCTTTGGAAAAT